ACTTAAACGTGACTTGTGAGTCTTTGCCTTAATAATGTTTCCGACGATTTCTGTTCCATCCTTCTCCTTTTTCTTACTGAGATAAATGATAGTAGAAGCGGCATACTTAAGACCACTACCACCACCGATTTCTTTAGTAGGAACATAAGCGCCAATCACATCATAAGTATGATTTGTCACAATCATAGGAATATTTGCCTGCCCCAGTTTAAGAGTGAGCATTCGGAAAGCGCCTTTGATAAGTTGTGATTTAGTCATATCACGAACTTCTTTTTCATTTAAGGCATCGGTGATCTCCTTACTAGTAGAAAGCATTCCCAAAGAGTCTAGCACAAACATACAAGGATTGCGCTCTCCTTCTGGTTTTTTCATATAAAGATCAACCGCCTTAAGTGCTTTAGTTCGGAATTCTTCTACGGTGACAACATTAACCACGACAACCCTTGATGTGTCGATGCCACGACTTTCCAAGAGGGATTTTGTAATGGCAGCTTCAGTATCAAAGTAGAGACAATAACCATCGGGATTATTATCAAGAAAATTCTTAACAACGGCGATGCTGAAGAAAGTCTTTCCAGTACTAGACTCTCCAGCAATAGCAGTAATCTTATTCCCAGATACACCACCAAATATGCTACCTGAAACCAGTGCATTAAGAATATACGAACCCGTGTCAACATAACTCTCAGTCTCATCAATATCTGATGCTATTTTAGTATAGTCATCGCCAATTTCTTTTACAATATCTTTAAGAAAGTCCATTATTTTTGTTCCTTTTTTCGACAGTTTACTTTATAAGACCATAATTTGGCATAAAGTTGAGGATTAGATGATCTCAACTTTTCAATAATAATTTCCAATTCACTTTCAGTTATTGGTAATTCCATTAGGTAAAAAACAAATCTAAATTAACAGTTTTTTCTACGTTCCAACCAATTGCATCTAAAACAGACTTAAGTGGATCAACAAAACTCTTTTGAAATTGTAAATCATAGTCAATATATTTGTCAAGACCAAGTTCTTTTGGAAATTCTTGAATAAATGCAATTACATTTTCGCGAATAATATTAGGGGTTTTGAGATAAATATATTTAATTTTTTCACCATTATTAATCAGAGAGTATTTGTTTGTAAGTTTTTTCTCCTTGATATAATGATTGAATAAAAGTGCTCCACGAATATGGAATGGAGTTTTGAAAGCATAAATGGAAGATGGAGAATGATACTTGCGAACATCGGAAGCAGACTTAGGAAAAGCAATTTGCTCTGGTGGAAGTTTTCTGAACTCCTCACGACACTTATCAATGTATGCAATAATATCGTCTTCAGTTCCACTCATTAAAATCTTAAAAGAGTCCTTTAGCATCTTTCGGCAAGGTGCAGGAGTCGAAGATTTGATTGCCTCAATACCTTTAATTTTTAGTTTGGGTTCTTCATAACGAACACCCTCACTATCCCAAACACTTAGAATATATCGCTTCTTCGCAGTCCATATACCACGTTCAGCAACACATTCACGCTTCATAAACATTTTTTGATCATAGGCATTCACATAGTCAGCCAGTTTTTGGTAAGAACTTTCAATATACTTTTCAAATTCCACTTGACAGACCTTATCAAGGAACGAAACAATGCTTTGAGTAGCTTTCTCTCTTCCCTTGAATACAGTTTCAACCAAAGGACCCATGTTAACATAAAGAGAATCAGTATCAGAAGCAATAACATAGTCTACCTCATCCGTTTTAAGAACCTTATTTAAGTATCTATTCACAGAATTCATAATCCACTGAATTGACACCTGACCTGAAAGAGTAATTGCCTCAGCGTTTGCAAGTTTAAAATAACGAAAATACTGATTACCAATAGCACCATAAGCAGAGTTCAACTGAATCTTACGCGCCATCTGAATATTATTACAACGAGAAATCTCTTTAATTAATTGCTTATTCTTAGTCTTCTCATACTCTTGTTCTGCCGCAAGCATTTTCTTCTTAAAGATCACACGTTCATTATAGATCTTTTCCATAAGTTCTGGAAGAAATCCCCTTACATCTTTACGGTACATAGCACCATTTGCACACACTGCATAATCTTTGTATAGTTCAAAGTTTAACTGCTCATTAAGAATCTTATCAACAGTTACAGATGGATGCCTTTCTTCCAGAAGAGTTTCTGGCGATATGTTGTATTGCATAATGAGATGAGGGTATAGCGAGTTGAGGTCAAAAGAGACAACCCAATCATACTTTCCTGGAATAGGTTCTTTAACATAGGCACCAGCATATTTCGAATCCTTATCGGAACGTTCTTTAGGAGGAATAGCAATATTCCTCTTCTTAAGATAGTTATAAATGATAGTGTCCCACATACGAACTTGAGAGAAAACATCTGCATAATTAGCCTTAGCATCATATGCCATGGTAATTGCAAGTTCAATTAGTTTCATCTTGTCTTCCAAACGATCGACAAGTTCTACGTCAACAATGTTATATTCGACGAACTTCTGCCACCCCTTTGTGTAGAAGTCTTTAAAGGTATCAAATTCAGAGTGATCTAGTTTCTTTTGTCCAAGTTCAACTTCAGCAATATAATCAAGACGGTAAGATTCTTGTGCTTTGTACGTAAACTTCTTATAAAGATTCAAATAATCAAGTTGGGTTATACCGCCAACATCATAAGAAATATGCTTACGTCCAGCAATATAAATTTCATCCTCCGTTACAAGTCCCCAAGGGGACATACGCTTCATCAATTTTTCACCTAGAACACGATCTAAACGACGAACAAGATATGGAATATCATAAAGTTCAACGTTCCATCCAGTTACAACCTCTGGAATATTTTCTTCAACCATCCACCAGTTAATGAAATCCATCAGCAGATCTCTTTCAGTAGTAAAAGATCTATAGATTACATTTTTCTGTTTATTTTGAAATGGTCCCAATCCCCAAGTCCGAATTTGCTTGGATGAATAATCTTGAATAGTGATCAGAAGAACTTCTTCAGCAGCAGACTCTACATCAGGAAATCCATTCTCAGAAGCAACCTCAATATCTAGAGTTGTAACTTTGATTTTACCAATATCAAATTTTACTTCATCTTCAGGATACATTTCTGAAATATATTGATAGATATATCCCGTGTTTCCATAGATTTTAAAATTCTGAACATTCTCATACTTCTTAATAAATTCTCTACAGTCACGAACACATCCAGGTTGGACTGCTTCAACATATTCTCCGTTGAGAGTTTGATATTTAGTTTTTTTATTAGACGGGACAAAAAGAGTCGGGTTAAACTTCTCACGAGTCATGAAATGTTTTCCATTTTCATAACCACGGACCAAGAAGTGATCCCCGACCATTTGAACGTTTGTATAAAATCTCATTATGAAGTCAATTCAAGGTATTTTTGAATAATTTCTGAAGTTGGATCTGCTATTGTCAAAATATCTTCAGATCTCATCATAATTTCTTTTTGATGAGTAACTTCTGGCCAAGGTTCTAGATAAAAATCTCCAGAATCATTAACTTTTTTAAACAAAAAAGGACTAATTAATTTGCAATTAGGATTTCCAAGTTCAGCATCAATTTCAACTATCTCAGTAATTAAAACAACGTTAACATCTATCAAAACACATTTAACTGTCTTTGCCATTCATCCTCTCCTCATACATTTCCGTTAAAGAATCAACTGGTTCAACTAAAGTAACAACATAATCCAAATTTAATAACATTTGAGTATCTTTTGATAGGATTATCCATGGTGTTAGAGAAATTTCTATTTCTTCCCTACTACTTTCCGCATCACTATCAATTTCTACTAGAATTTTTTCTTTCCTGATGGTAACTAGATATGGTTTATCCAACAAATAACCACAACATTTATCATCAGAAACCAATTCTTTCACATCTGATATGATTGTTTCACCTGATTTTAATATCGCAAGTTTAATGCTCATTTTTTTCCATTACCTAAAGTCATTATAGCAATAAAAAGGGGAGGCGTCAACTGGATTTTGCCAGTTGCCTCCCGTGGCATAGCGCCGACGATATTCTTTTCTATTTATTTAATATCATAAATCTTTTTCTTCTGATGATCTGGAATAACTTTGTTAAGTTTAACTATAAGCAATCCATCGGCAAAAGAAACATCTCCAACAACTACATCATCCGAAAGAGTCCAAGTACGTGTAAATGCTCTACGGGCAATTCCATTATGCATATATTCATAATCAGTTGGTGCTTTTTTGCACTCCACAAGAAGTTTATTCCATTCAGTAGAAACTTCAATATCTTCTTTCTTATATCCAGCAAGAGCAATTTCCAATGTAAACTCTGTGGAACTTTCTTTAATTAGATTATAAGGTGGATAATTGGTAGAAGATTCGTGGAGAGTTCCAAATCTATGGAACCATTCTTCCATACCAATTGAATTTTTTTCAATATCTTGAATTAGTTTTTCAAGACCATTTGAAGTATAATACTTTGTGACTGTTGTGTTAAACATTTGTTTCTCCTTAAAAAGCGAGTTTGTTTTTGTGGACCCTTATGGCATCCAATAGTATTTAACCATAAAACAAAAAGAGAAGCAAGGTAAAAACCGTACTTCTCTTTAGGGTATTCCGACTTTGTAGAGACCGCACGAAAGGTCTTATAGTTATTTATTCGGTTTCTTCGCCTCTTTTTTTCTTAGATCCAATATTATACTTGGTTTCTAAAACCCAATCACCTTTGTCTTTGTAAGATAAAACTTTAATTTGATTTAAAGGTGCAATATCCTGAATTTTTTTAACATCAACGATCTCAATCAACCCCCAATCGGCAAGAAGTTGAGCAATACGATTACGACGCTGAACATCATTTATAGTAAGATTTGCATATTTACCATCAAGAGCAAAAAGTTCTTTAAAGTGAACTAAAAAGTAACGCCCTTGTTTATGAAGAATATGGCAAGATTGATAGATTTTCTTTTCCTTTCTAGATGCAACTCCGATACGAGTCAAAGTTTCACGAACCTTAAGAAAATCATCAGGTTCATTAAGAATCACTTCAACCATTTGGTCGGGCGTCCACTTCACTTCAGGTTCTTGAACTACACTCATTTTGTTCCTCCAGTTTCAAATTTTGATTTAATAAAATTAAGTTGTTCTTTAGTAAGAATTTTCAAAGCTTGTTTTGCCTTCTCATTACTATAACCATAATAACGTTTGACATAATCAAGATCTTTGATTGTATCTTTTCGGATCCAGGGAGAAAATCTCTTCTTTTTCCTCAGACTATTTAGTAAAAAATCATATTGCAATTTCTTTGGAAGAAAACTATAGATGTTTATCTCATTCGCAAACATAATGCAGTCAATATGACCAGACAAACATCTATTAATAATATAAGGCGCATACTCTTTTTCTAATGATGGATCTTCATCAATTAGATTCTTCTTCGTTTGGTTGATCGAGTTTAACCAATCCTTCAATTCCATAATTAAATAGCAGCAATTCTTTTCTTTGTTTTTGCTCTCGCATATATTCGCCAACAGAACGCATAGTATAAGTCAAATCAAACTCAGCAGCGTTCCAGTTCTTAAATCTATCTTTTACAAGTTGATCGGAATTATAACTAATCAATTGATCCATATCATTAGTATCACAATCAGCAGCAAACTTATCGTGATCAAATCCTTTGTGCATTGATCCCTTATTCCCATAGAGATTATCCTTAATGTCATAAGGAGGATCAAGATACATAAAAGCACCCTTGTTTCCATCCATCATATAATCGTAAGAATAGTTAGTTATACACCATTTTGCGATCAACTGGGAATACTCTGGCAGTTTTTGAATTCCTCGCATTGAGAAATTGGAGTTACTTGCTTGCTCTGAAAAAGATGAACTTTCTGTGAGACCACTAAAAGAACATTTGTTAACAATATAGAAAGCGACAGCACGATTAAAGTTCGTTTCAGACTCATCATTGATATGTCCTTTTGACTTTGTGAATAATTCTCTTGCTAATTCTGGAGTATTGTAAGAAACTTTACAATCTACTAATTCATTTTTAAGATCCTCCCCAAACATCTGGAGTTGCTGCCAGAAGTTTACAAGAGGTTCATATAAATCATTAACCCATATATCTAGGTTGGGATACTTTTTGGTAATATGAATTGCTACACTTCCTCCACCAAGAAATGGTTCACGAAACTCATCATAGTTGCGAAGATCGGGAAAATATGTATCCATCTTGGCGACTGCTCTACTTTTGCCGCCAGGATATCTCAAACAGGTTTTTAGTTGTTTTTGACTAGTTGGCATTCAATTTCTCCATAATCATTTCATACTTTTCTCGGCGCCTTTTACCAAGATAAGGTTTCATTAATTCGGTCCATCTTGTCGCTGCTTCACCTTGAAGGTTTATATAGTAAATTGGTTTTTGACCTGCAGATTTATGGACTGGACCACCATCAGTATAAGTTATTTTTCTACCATCCATTATAGCAGCAACTCGCTCCATAATATCTTGGTCGGTCATAGACATACTCATAGAAAGATAATCTTTTTCAGTATATGTCTTACCATTAGAAAAAGTTCTAGTTCTTCCCTTCTTATAAGACCAAGACCCCTCACCTTCCCATATACCAGTCAACCAAGCAAGTTCTGTTTCTGTTGGTTCTCTATGTTCGTAGATAGTTCCTTTAGCCATAACTTATAAACTACTCCACTTCTATTTAGTAGTGGAGTTAATTTCATAATCAGGTTTGTGATACTTCAAATACTCAAAAAATGTAAGTTTCATTTCTTTCTGCGTCATACCACAATGTTTGGCAGCGGCAGGAAGAGTCATTTTAGCACGGAAGAGTCCTTCATTAGACTCTCTTACATTTTCAGGAGTCGTTTTAATTGGATTCTCTTTTAATGTTTTGTAATCAATCTTATAGGGGTTCATTTGAATTCACACTCACACATAATTTCAGTTAGTGCTGCTAGGAGGTTAATTTCCTGATCAGCCACGAACGCACTTTGGTATTGATACT